TTCGATTACTAACTTATGGTGATGATAATGGAATGGGAGTATCAGAAAATGTTCCATGGTTCAATCATTCATCTATTCAACAAGCATTATCAACAATTGGTGTAACATACACAATGGCTGATAAGGAAAGTGAGTCAGTTGGATATATTCATATAGATCAAGCTGACTTTTTGAAGCGTAAGTGGAGATACGAGAGTGTCACACGCTCAATGTTTTGTCCACTTGCTGAAGATTCGATTATAAAATCCTTAATGATAGGTATTAAATCGAAAAATATAAGTGTGCAAGAACATGCTGCTAATATTATTTCTTCAGCACAATTGGAGTATTTTTGGCACGGTCAACATATTTTTGAGGATCGTACTAAAATGCTCCAAACCCTGGTTAAAAAGCATCGATTAGAGGATTATATGCCAAGACCTTTACAGTCTTGGGATACCCTAGTTGATGAATATAACCAAAGATCTATCAATTTTATCAAACTACAAGCTGGTATAGAAAGACGTAACTGCCGGCTTTGTGGTGAAGATAAGAGTTCTGAATTGTATTCGATGTGTAATAATTGTTCAGCTATTGATCAATGTATGATGTGTGATTCTTTGAATGGTGAAATGAACAGAATGATATGGCCAAAACTTTGGTTTTGTCCTGATTGTTATTTTGTCTTTTTCCTATATGAATCATATGATTATCGGCTTATAAATCAGTACTTTGATAACGCGTGTATAGGATGGTTACGTCGAACAGGTTATAACGATCTGCCGAATGAATGGTTTACCCGTACCCCTATTTCGGAGAGTGCGTTACAACTTGTATGGGATAGACGTATTTACGTTTGCGGACCCAGCGCACAAAACGGAAGCATCGAATACAGTCTAGGTCGTCTGTGTTCACAAGATGATTTTAATTGACCACAAGACAGAAATGTAACAGAAAAAAGAGACGTCGGGACGGCTCAGAATGGTCCCGCCTCGTCAGCAACTGCTGACGTTGTAGCGAATATGACGCCGAATAATGAGAAGGCAGATTATATGACTTCTCAAACGGCCCAATTTACTGAAACACAACCAGGTGAAGTTATGGAATTTAATTCCACGAAAGAAAGTTCTGGCGTTGGTGAGAGTATTCCTCAATTGGAATTGAATAAATTCTTGGAACGTCCAACTTTAATTCAAACTATAACTTGGGGATCTGGAGGTGTTAGTACTGGAAGATTTAATCCTTGGACTGATTTTCTTACTAACTCCTATATTCAGAATAAATTGGAAAACTATGCTTTGTTTAGAGGTGATTTGCATATAAAATTGGTTATATCTGCTAATCCGTTCACTTATGGAGCTGCATTGTTGAGTTATACACCCATTTACGAATATGTTACTGATTCAGTAGCTGAATGTACTGGGGCTTTGCAAAATTCGCAAAAGCCACATATATGGGTGTGGCCTCAAAATAATGCAGGAGGAGAGCTCGTATTACCATTCTTTTGGAAATCACCTTATGTTAACATTTTGACAACAAGTGAAACTGATAAATTAGGAGAATGTTTTCTAGAACAAGTCATTGCTCTAGATACTGCTAATGATATTGCAATTCCAACTTTGACGATTCAGATTTATGCTTGGTGTACAGATGTTAAATTAGGATGCCCAACTACGCAACTTGTACTACAAAGTGGTACTAGTGAGTATAAACAGGGTCCTGTTGAACGTGTA